GTTTGATCAGGTTGCGTGAGGTTATTGAGGTTCAGCACGACGAATGGGCGGCAAGCACCAGTTACGCGCAAAATGATTTAGTTCGATTTGGCAATAATGTTTATAAAAAAACAGATAGTGGCTCAGATACTTCTGGGTCTTCACCGCCTGTACACCTTTCTGGCTCTGAAACATATGGCGCGATAACTTGGGCATATCAGCATAGCGGTTCTGGTTATTTGCAAATCACAGGCTATACCAGCGCAACGGTTGTTGCGGCTACCTTTAAAAATACTAATGGCGTTTTGCCAGCAAGTGTTGTTGGCAGCGGCACACCGACAACCCGTTGGTCATTAGGCGCGTTTGATGGCGACCAAAAGTTCCCGCGTGCTGTAGCATTTTATGAAGAGCGTCTGTACTTTGCTGGCACTACAGGTCAGCCACAGACCATCTTTGGGTCGGTAAGTGCTGACTTTGAGAACCACACACCAGGCACTAATGATGACGATGCTATTAACATTACTATTGCCTCAGATCGTGTCAATGTAATCAAGCATTTACTGCCAGCGCGGTTTCTTCAGATCCTAACTACAAGTTCTGAGTTTACGCTGTCTGGTGGCACTGGTGCAGAACCTGTAACGCCTACTAACGTCAACGTCTTGCGTGAGACTACGTTTGGCACATCTAACATTCGGCCAGTGCGTGCTGGCAATAGCACAATCTTGTTGCAGAAAGGTTCTGAACGGGTCAAAGAGATCACGTTTGATCTGGATACTGATGGCTTGCTGGGCGTGGATTTAACTATTCTGGCAGAGCATGTTGCTAGTGGTGGCCTAACAGACATGGTTTGGCAGCAGGAGCCAGAGTTAATTTTGTGGTTTGTGCATAGTGATGGCACCCTTGTAGGGCTTACCTATGACCGCGCTAATGGCGCTGTAGGCTGGCATCAACATCCGTTAGGCAATAGTGGTGTTGTTGAAAGCATCACGTCGATCCCAAGCGGTGCAGAAGATCAGGTGTATATTTCTGTAAAAAGGACGATCAACAGTTCTGTTGTGCGCCACATCTGTTATTTGAAGCCCATTGATTTTGGTTCTGATATTGAAGATGCGTGTTTTGTAGATAGTGGCCTTACCTATACTGGCTCTGACACAACGAGCATTACTGGTCTAAATCACCTAGAGGGTGAAACTGTGCAGATACTGGCAGATGGGTCTACACATCCAGACAAAACTGTTTCTGGTGGCGCAATCACTCTTGAGCGTAGCGCTGGCAAAGTGCATGTAGGTTACAATTACAATTCATTTGTTGAAACCTTGCGCTTAGAAGCTGGCGCAGAAGATGGTGTTTCCCAAGGTAAAATTAAAAGAATACATGGTGTTACGGTAAGGTTGCTTAATAGCGTGGGCGTTGAACTTGGCCCCGACACAAATAATCTTGACCGTATACCGTTCCGCGACAGCAGTATGGCAATGGATACAGCCGTGCCTATGTTTACAGGCGATAAAGAAATTTCGTTTCCATCAGGTTACGACAATGATGCGCGGGTGGTGGTACAGCAGTCCCAGCCATTGCCCATGACTATCCTTGCAGTTATGAGAAGGTCAAACACGTTTGATGCTTAGATTTTTGCCGTTTGCTCAAGATCATGTGCAGCATATTAAGTTAATGTTTGATCTTTCTGAGGATGGTCGAAAAGCATTAGTTGAGCATAAAGATATAAGGGGCTACACACTTTTTGAGGAAGATGTTGTGCTTGGAATTGGTGGCGTACACAACATATGGCAGGGCGTAGGTGAAGCGTGGCTGCTGCTAGGTAAGGAAGCGTTTGCGCGGCCCAAGACTGTAGCGCGACATACGGTATATATGTTTGCGCATATGCAGGAAGAGTATAAGTACCAACGTATTCAAGCCAGCATCTCAGTAAAGGATGTAAAAGCTAAAAGGTTTGCAGAATGGCTTGGTTTTGAAAATGAGGGTATAATGAAAAAATACGGGCCTGATGGCTCGGATTACTATCGTTATGCAAGGGTGATGTAATGGAGCCAATGACGATTGCAGCAGGTGCGTCTGCTATATCAGGCATACTTGGCTTTAAGGGCAACCAAGCTGCTGCACGCACGGCACAGCAAACCGCTGATTACAATGCTGCGCTTGCAGAAAATGAGGCTGTTCTTCTTGCGCGTGCAACCACTGCAAGAGAAGCTGCTGTGCGGCGTGCTTCTGATGCCTTGGCTGGCAGCCAGATTACAGCGATTGCCAAGTCTGGCGTAGAAATAAGCGGCAGTCCCTTAAAGGCTCTGGCAAACACTTATTTCAATACCGAAGAAGATGCGATGCGGATTCGTTTTGCTGGCGATATACAGCAAATGAACAAAGAGTCCGAAGCTGCGCTGGCGCGTGCCGAAGGGCGTGCAAGGGCGTCTGGTTTCCGCCTTGCTGCCATGAATTCCTTGGTTGGCGCGGCTAGTGGTGTGGCTGGCGCATATCAGCAACAAAGTTTGCTTGGTCTGCAAAAAGACTTCTACAAACAAAAACTAGAGGCTTAACAAATGCCACGGATACCTCTTTACAATAGAATAGGAACGCCAAGTGAAGAAATCCGTGCGCAATCTGTTGGGCCACGCGCTTCAATAGATGCTTTTGCTGCGCCAAGCAGGGCTGTTGTGCAGCTTGGTCAAAGCATCGGTGCCGCAGGTCAAAGATACTCTCAGCAAATGAACCAGTTTGAGGCGAAGAAGGCTCAAATTGAGTTTGATTTTGCTATGGCAGAAAAAGAAGCGGAAACAGACCGTGTATACCGTGAAACTGCTATGGACTACACGCGGCAAAGTGCAGACTTCAGAAGCACAAATGAAGACACATCAGTAGATGGTTTTAGGAAGGGCCATGATGAGTTGAATGACAGGTTTGTGCAAAATATTGATACGCGCAACGATTTGACGCAAGACCAAAAGCGCGACATTAAAGGCCGTCTAATGCCTACTTTCATTGCCGAATCAAATCGCGGCGCAGGTGAAGCTTTTGATCGTGGCCAAACTGTGCGTAGTCAGGTGGCAAAACAAAATATATTCTCAATGATTGGCCAAGCGCGGCAGTACCATGAGGGGCATCCAGAACGCAAAAGGCTTGTCATAGACATTGAAACAAATATTCTCAAGGCTGAAAGAGATGGCCTGAATACAGGCTTTAGCGTGCAATCTGTACGCACAGCTTTTGAAACAGGTGATATTGATAACCGCATCTTGGCCGCTACAACGGATAAGGAACTCGACAGAGTTGTAAAAGATATAAATTCTTCTCGGGTTCTTGGGCCAAACTCGCAAGCTACTTTGCGCAATCGTGTAAATGCCAGAAGAAACCAGCTTTCTGGGGAAGCCTATCAAGAGATTGTTGGCAGTCTACAGGTGTTGGATGTGCAATTTGAAGATCAAGATGAAATGATCGCTGCTGCCAAGGCAGGAGAGGTTTATACCAACGTCAGCACTAATGGTGAACAAGTAGTAATTGATTTTGGTCGAGTAAAACCGGACGTGCGTCAGGGGTTTATAGACACTACTATTCCACGACTGTTCAAAGACATTGATGATAATGTTGGTCAAGTAATGATTAGCGAGGTGATTTCTAAAGTAAGATCTGGCAATTCAGTATTAGATACAATTTCAGACGTTGCTAGTTATTATGGCGATGAATTTTTAAGTAAAACGCGCAAAGACAAAGATGACGTTGATGCTGTTGTTGTTGAAATTGCTCAACAAATGCAGCAAGAGGCAGCGCGTCAGGTAGACAGCGGCAACTTTGATGAAGCAGAAGTAAACAGGCTTTTGGACTCCTCTGAAGCTGTTTTGTTACAAACAATATCTGGAAATACGCCGTTCATTGAACGTGGCGATGCCATCGGGACTACTGCAAGTACCATAGCTGGCAATGTAGCCAAGATGCGCGGCGCTATGTTGAAAGCAAAAGGTGACAATCAAGAGTTTGAGATTGCCATGGGCCTTGCGATGCGCAGCAATTTGGCACCGTCTCAAAGTGACTTCAAACCCAAAACTTTGAAAAAAGTTGCCGACAAAATCGTATTCGACAACCTAGAAGACCTAGACAATGCTTTGCGACTTTTGGGTCGAAACAATCTTAAATCAGAGCGATTTGCTGGCACCATGTCTGCGGCCATACAGTTTCTTGATGACCCAAACCTCGATTTGAGAAACCCACCGGATCAAGTCACCTTGGGCTTGGCAATCTTCCAAAGAATGAAGCTGAACGAAACTTTGCTTGATTTGCACCTGACAGATTCAGAGCAAAGATTTTTTAACACACTAGATTTTTTGGATGACATTCATGGCACAACTGGAGCGTTGCAGATTATGCGACAGCAAAGGTCTGATACCAATGTCAGTGCCAAGTATGATCTTGTGCGAGATCAGATAGAGACAATGGCACAAGAGGTAGTGGATCAGCCTTGGTACATTGATATTGTCAATGCGCTACCGTTTGTGGAAATAGAGCCAGAACAAGATCAGCCTGTGAACCTTGGTTATGTGCAAGACACAGTAAGCCGTTTGACAAAAGAATACATAAAGTTGGGCATGGATGCAGAGCCAGCTTTGACCAAGGCCGCAGAAGATTTTGCCAAGACGCATATCGTAGTAGGCAATAACTATGTTTTGAATGTGCGTGAAATGCCTGAGAACATTAGCCAAATGTCTGATTTAGCAGTGCAATTTTTCTTAGACCAAAACCCAAATATGAGTCAGTTATTTGATGAACAAGATATTGATAGTTCACAGCTTGGCATCGTAAACATCACAGGCTCTGTAGACCTTTGGTATCTTACAAGAGATGGCGGCTATTTGGTGGTTGATGACGATGGCAATTATGTAACTTTTACACTTGGTCAGTTGAATGCGTTTGCAAAATCAGCGGAAGAAAAAGCACTTGAAGAAAGAAATCAAAACATTGAAGAAAGAAATCAAAACATTCTTGAAAGTTCTGCTAAAGAAAGTTTTGAAGAGAAGATGGCTCGTTTAAAGCCCGACGTAATTTATTCAGAGGGTGGCATGGAAAGTCTGCTAAAAGGAAGGCCAACTTTCCCGCCTACAGATAAACAAGTCCCGTATCGTAGGGTGGGAGATGAATTCTTTAGAATAATGGATGATGGTAGCCTAGACAGATTTCCAGCAGGTCCATTAGTAACACGTAAACTGCTAGACATGATGGAATACGAAAACTGATGTTGGATAATCAAAACACTCAAGATCCAAACTATATCAGACCATCGACGCCACTTGGAGTTGGCGCGGTCAGAGCCGCAGAGGCAGCGCAAGCACGCGCTTTGCAGCAGTTAACACCAGTAGGTGCTGGTGAGTTTTTACAAAGCATTTATGAAGAAGACTGGATGCTTTCGTGGGCTTTGCAGGGCAAAACAGAGTTTGCACCTGACCCTAAGTATCAACTTAGCCAAGATCAATTTAATGCGTTGGTGCAAGATATTCCAGAGCAATATCATGACTTTGTTGATGACACCGTAAGTTTAGCGCATGCACAGGATGTACGTCAAAAGGTGCTGCGTTCTGTGCAAAACGAAGAAAAGTTAGCGTCTTGGGGCTGGTCTGGCGTACCTCTGCGGCTGGTAATGAATGTCTTAGATCCTGGGGCAATACTTGTGACAGCGGCAACAGAAGGTGTTGCTGCGCCTTTAATTTGGGGCAACAAAGCAACAAAGCTAGGAAGAGCCATTCGTAGTGCTGCTGGTGCAGGTGTATCGAATGCTGCGGTTGAGGCGTACATTTCTGCGCATAGCGAAACTAGGGATGCTTACGATATTCTTTACGCGACCACTGCTGGCATCATCCTTGGTGGTGGCATGGGTGCTGTAAGCCGTGTTGGCAATGAGGCAGAGATAGATGCTGCTTTGCAAAACATTTCAAAAGCAGCGCAAGACGCATCAGAGAAAGAGGCTGTTGCAAAATTCAAGGAAGTCTTTGGCGTAGAAGATGGCCCATCACCTGCGGGTGCCGCAATCAATGAGTTTGAGCCGCCACAGCAAGTTATTAATATGCGTTCTGACACTGATGCGGTGGCAGAGGCTTTGGGCGACACTGAAGGTGCCTTTAGGGGCAACTGGCGTATCGACATGGCCGCTTACCTTTTGAATTCGGACAACCCTATTATAAATTTTTTAGGCAGAGTGTTGCCAGAAGACAGTGTTGGCGCAAGGAAAGGCCGCAAAACAACCGTTGAAGACTCGGCTGATCTTCTGAAGATTAATAACATGAAACGTAAGTTTGTGTCGTTCTACTCTGTTTACGGCAAGGCTTACAAAGATTGGGCTAAAGAAAGCAACATTGGGTTTTTTTCACGTCAAAAGAACAGCAATAGGAAAACTTTTGGCGAGTTAGTTGCTGACGCGATTGAAAGGCCAGAGGGCCAATACCCAGAGCCTGTGGTTAGAGCGGCACGAAGACAGGCCCGCATTTTCAAAGAACTTGTCGAAGAAGCAAGGGCTGCTGGCGTTGTCGGCTTTGAAAACATACCGTCTGATCTGCGTTATTTTACACATCGCTGGAACAAAAGTCTCTTTGCACAAGCAAACACTGCATATGGCGGCGCTATGATTCGCAAACTCCTAACGCAAGGATTGGTCAAGGGATCTGCGGATCTTGATGAAGAAGCTGCAAGCCTGATTGCTAACGCTATGCACAAGAAAATTACCGAAAGCGCACAAGGCATGGACAGCGGTTTCCAACGCATTTTCACTGCTGATAGTAGGGATGTGCTGCGTCAGATAGTTGAAGAGGAAGAGTTGATGGAGCCAGGTCAGCTTGACCGGCTTCTAGATTTGTTTGAAGGCCGCCCAGAAAATGTACCGGCACGCGCAAGGCGTCGTCTTGTGTTTGACATGGAACATTCTGAGCAATTCTTCAACGATGTAACAAGACAATGGGAAGTTCTTAGAGTCAAAGATCTGACTGAGAGGGATGCAGAACAAGTCTTTACATCGTATGTGTCAGAAATGACAGGTAGGATTGCTCTGGCGCAAAAGGGCATAAAATCCGATACAGAGTTCAATACCCTTTTGCAGCGTGCAAAAGATTATGCGCCAAATGAAGGCACAGCAGAGGTTAGAAAAAGGAACGTAAAGCGTATCGAAAAAGAAGAGTTGATCGCTAAGACGCTATACAACATGATTATTGGGCGGCGTGCGCCTTTAGCTGGCGATCCTAACAGCGCAGGCATGAAGGCCCACCGACTTCTGATGGACTATAATTTTATCCGTCTTATGAACCAAGTTGGTTTTGCGCAAATGGCAGAATTAGGTAACGCTGTGCAAATCGGTGGCATTAGGGGCATTTTGCAAGCGGTGCCTGCGTTTAAGGGAATGCTTAAGCGTGCGCGTAATGGTGAACTAGAAGATGATGTGTTGGCTGAAATAGAAGCAGCAACAGGAATTGGTGGAGATCGTATGATTAACTACTCCATCAATAGAGAACAAGATTTTGGTTTGTTCCCAGAGTCTTCTCACACAAATCTTTCAGATCGCGTAATTAACAGAATAAATTCTGTCATGATGCCGTTGAAGCGCGGTACGGCAGATATATCAGGTATGGCACCAATTACGTTGGCGTTAGAGCGTATGGCTGCAAGAGTTGCTGTGCAAACCTTGACTGACGCAGCTTTTGGCATCCGCAAGTTAGGCCAAGGTTTAACAAAGGCTGGCACAGAGGCAGCAACGCGGCGTCGTTTGCAAAGTCTTGGCCTGTCAGATGATATGGCAGAAAAGGTGTTCCGCAACATCCGAGAACACACTGACACCGTGAACTCTACGTTGTTCCGCAATAAAAAAGTAAAACGGATCAACATGGAAAAGTGGGATCAGGATGCACAGGATGCCTTCATTGTAGCCATTTCTCGTTGGACGCGCCGCAGTATTCAGCAAAACGATGTCGGTAGTTTGGCTTTGTTTATGACAAGACCAATGGGGCAGATGATAAGCCAGTTTCGGACATTTATGATTGTTTCGTATGGCAAGCAGTTGCTGCATCACATTGCCATGAATGATGCCAAAGCATATTACGCTATGATGATGTCTGGCTTGGTGGCGTCTATGAGTTACGCAGCACAAACACAAGTGCGTTCTATTGGCATGGGTGAGAAAGAACGAAAAAAGTATTTAGAAGAGCGTCTGACTATTAAGGAGTTAGCAAAGGCGGGATTTGCGCGAAGCAGTTGGGCCACGTTTTTCCCAACTTTGATTGATACTCCGATATCGTTTTTTGATGATCCTGTATTTGCCTATAGAACAACAGGTTTGGCAACAAACGCATTAAAGGGGGTGCCAGCGTTTGACTTGCTTTTTGGTGGATTTGACGATTTTCAATCATTTACACGCGCAGCTTTCGATGAGGACAAGCGTGTCACTCAAGGACAAGTAAAAGCATTGGCAAGTCTAGGGCCGTTTCAAAACGCACTTGGCATACAAAACATGCTGAATGCAGCGTTAGAAGACTTCCCAACCAGATCTCGCTAATAGGGTTACGCAAAAATGTGTTTTCTGATAGATTTAGGCAGATTGGAGCAAAGACATGACAGTTAGCAGCACCACTACAAAAAGTTCGCATTCGGGGAATGGTTCTCTCGACACCTTTGCCTATGCCTTCAAAATCTTTGCAGACGATGACTTGGTTGTTATTATCCGCACCAACTCTACTGGTGCTGAAACAACTAAGACAAAGACAACGCATTATACGGTTACAGGCGTTGGCAGTGCATCAGGTGGCAACGTCGTATTTACCAGCGGCAACATTCCGGCGTCAGGTGAAACTGTTGTTATTAAAAGAAGTTTAACTCTTACGCAAGCTACCGATTATGTAGCCAATGACCCGTTCCCTGCCGATAGTCACGAGGATGCGCTTGATCGCTTGACCATGATTGCGCAACAGCAACAAGAGGTGTTTGACCGTGCTGTTGTTTTGCCGGAAACAGACACAGCGTCTACGACCATTCCTAATTCTGTAACTCGTGCCAGCAAATACTTGGCGTTTGATTCCAGTGGCAATCTTACTGCAGCAGCAGGAACGGCTGACGTGACTCCCATAGGGTCTGTTATGGAATCTGTGGTTGGCGCTTCTACTTTAAACACTGCTCGTACTGAATTACTTAGCGGAACAAATATTTCAGTAAACACTGCCAATACTATTACGACTCTTAATTCTAACGGCGATCTGACTTTGACGCCTAACGGCACCGGTACTGTAATTGTTAGCACTGACCTAGATGTTGATAACATTAACATCAATGGCAATACTATCAGCAGCACTGATACGAACGGTAACATAACGTTAGACCCCAATGGCACGGGCAGTGTTGCAATAACCTCGGCTAATCTTGTCTTAACTAGCGGTAACGGAATTGATTTTAGTGCAACAGCCGACAGTTCCGGCACGGCAGCGTCTGAAGTTTTTGATGACTATGAAGAAGGTTCTTTTACGCCTACATGGGCAAGTGGTCTTACATCAATTTCATACACCAGCCAGGTCGGCAGATATGTAAAAATTGGCACTTTTGTTTATTGCCAAATACTTCTTGATGCGAGTAGTGCTACTAAGGACAGCGGTCAGGTTAAGATTGGTGGCCTGCCGTTTACATCAGCAAATGTGACAGGATCACATGGCAGTGGTGTATGTGCAAACACAGCAGGAGGCTTTGATATCGGCGATGGTGTTGTGTTTGAGATTCAAAACAACGACACAGAGTTGATCTGGCATAGCGAAAGTGGCGCGGATTATGCGGGAACTTCTTTGAGCGATCAGAACGCACCCATGAAATTTACAGTCACCTACATTGCGGCTTAACAGGAGTTAAGAATGTCACTGACAAAAGAATTTGAATATGATTGCGAAGTTCGTGGGCCTTACAAGTCTGTACAGGTTCGAAAAACCACTATCATAAAAGATAGTGGCGCAGAGATAAGCAGGACTCACCATCGGCATGTTTTGCAATGTCGTGACAAGTCTAGCGGATCATGGGCAGACACAGATATTTCTTCTGAAGATTCGTCTGTGCAGGCAGTATGTAATGCGGTGTGGACTTCTCAGGTAAAAACCTCTTATCAAACGTTCAAAGATTCCTTGAACAAGGGGTAATAATTAATGACTGTAAGTGCAGGTTCTGTCGCTTATAAACTATACACGGGCGATGGCAGCACGCATGTTTTCGCTTACACGTTTCGCATTTTTAAAGATACAGAACTACTTGTTTTAATTAGAAATAATACAACCGGCGCTATACATATAGCAACAGACAATGCGCGTAGCGGCAGCTATGATCCTGACACGCATGTCGGCGGCCAAGGTTTGAATACAGCTTATATTCTGTCTGGCGTAGATTCGGCTAGTGGCGGCAATGTAACATTTAAGTACGATACGGGCAGTCCATCAGACGCGCATTATAGTGGCACAGATTACAGGCCGCAGTCTGGTGAAAGCGTCATTATTATCAGGTTGCCAACGGTAAGCCAGGAAACAGATTATGTAGTGGGTGGCGCGTTTCCTGCCGAGTCGCATGAAGATGCGCTTGATAAGCTGACATTCCATGTGCAGCGTTTAGAAGACAGGGTAAACAAAAGCATTCAAAGGTCAGAGGCTGACACTGGCGTTGTTGGCAGCAGCATAGATAAATCTTTATCAGTATTGCCTGACCACGCTACCCTAAAAGGCAAAGTTCTATCCTTTAATTCAAGCACTGGGGCAACAGAGGCAACTATAAGTGCAGCGGATGTCACGCTGCTAACAAGTTCCCAGACATTAACAAACAAAAGTTTATCAGCACCCATTCTTAGCGGTTCTTCCAGTTCGGCTGGATCTATCCTGTTTAAAGAAGACACAGACAACGGCACCAATGCAGTTACATTAATTGGGCCAGCGTCTACAGCAGACATTACAATAACGCTGCCAGCTAACGCAGGCACTATTGCCCTAACGTCTGACATACCTACAAGCGGCATATCTAGTGGCAATATTGCAACATTTACAAGTGGCGTAGTTGACGATGATTTCCTACGCATAACTGGCACTGCTGTAGAAGGCCGATCAGCGTCTGAGGTTTTGTCTGATATTGGCGCACAGGCTAGTTTGACCTTTGGCATTGGTGATGCGAATGCTGTCAAAATTGACAGTGCTTCAGTAGCAGATGATGAGTATGCACGCTTTACATCCAGCGGTTTGGAAAGCCGGTCAACATCAGAGGTTCTGTCTGACATTGGCGCTATAAGCACGTCAAGCACTGACACCCTTACAAATAAAACGCTAACCAGTGCAGTGTTAAACGACACTATTTCCGGCACCAGCATCAAAGATGAAGACAACATGGCGTCTGACAGCGCCAGTCATTTGGCCACACAACAGTCCATCAAAGCCTACGTTGATGCAGAAATTTCTGGAGTTTCAGCAGGTGATATTACTGGCGTTACGGCTGGCACAGGGCTGTCTGGCGGCGGTTCTTCTGGTGATGTTACCCTTAATGTTGATACTGGTATATCAAACGGCCAGATAGCAGCCTTTACCAGCGGTGCTGTAGACAACGATTTCCTCAGAATAGATGGCACAGCCATTGAAGGCCGATCTGCATCAGAGGTGCTTTCAGATATCGGCGGTCAAGCCAGCCTGACATTCGGCATCAGCAATACAAATGCCGTCAAGATTGACAGCAGTTCAGTAGCTGATGATGAGTATGCCAGGTTTACGGCCAACGGGCTTGAAAGCAGGGCGACATCTGAAGTGCTGTCTGATATTGGCGCACAAGCTTCGCTGACGTTTGGCATCTCAAACACGAACGCTGTAAAAATTGATAGTTCATCAGTCGCTGATGATGAGTATGCCCGTTTTACTGCAAACGGTCTGGAGAGTCGGTCAACCAGCGAGGTGTTGTCTGACATAGGCGCACAGGCATCACTTACCTTTGGCATATCAAATACCAACGCGGTCAAGATCGACAGCGCATCTGTTGCTGACGATGAATATGCGCGGTTCACTGCAAACGGCTTAGAGAGCAGAGCAACATCTGAGGTTCTTTCGGACATAGGGGCTATTACAGCTAGTTCCTCTGATACACTCACAAACAAAACAATAGATGCTTCGCAATTATCCGGCACAGTCGCCAACGCCAGACTGGACGCGCAACTTCAAGATGTAGCTGGCCTCGCTGTAACAGACGGTAACTTTATCGTGGGTGATGGCAGCAACTTTGTTGCAGAGTCCGGTGCTACTGCCAGAACAAGTCTGGGGCTTGGTACAGCAGCGGTGCTGGACACCGGCATATCTAACACAAACATCCCGAAGTTCACATCTGGCGTTGCGGACGATGATTTTTTACGAGTAAACGGAACAGATATCGAAGGTCGTTCTGCTTCGGAAGTCCTGTCTGACATAGCAGCTATGCCACTAGCTGGCGGTACGTTTACAGGTGACGTTACACTAACAGACACTGACACCGGGTCTTCAGAGGGTCCGGTCCTCACTTTAAACAGAGACAGCAGCAGCCCCGCAGATGCCGACTTTCTTGGGACAATAAAATTTAACGGCGACAATGACGCTGGAGAAAGCATTACATACAGTCAAATTACTACAAAAATATCCGATAACACTGATGGCGCGGAAGATGGAAATCTCATTTTTAAAGTGTTTGAAAACGGTACACAAAACGCCAGCCTTACTATGAAAGGCAATGCTACGATTTTTAACAACAGAGACGTAAGACTTGATACTGGAGTAAATTTACTATTTGAAGGCGCAACTTCTAACGCCAACGAAACCACGCTGACCGTTGTTGACCCAACCGCTGACCGTACCATCACATTACCGGATGCGACTGGCGAGGTTGTTCTAAACAGCAGCGGCGTTACTACACTTTCTTCAACGGCAGATGGAGGTGCTATTCTTAAATTAGTGTCGAATGACCCAAGCGATGCTGCTGATTGGAATGGCGAAGGCGAAATACAGTTCTTTGCAGAAAACGATGCCAGTGAGTCTATAGAATACGCAAATATAATAATGATCACAACGGATGTAAGTGATGGCAGTGAAGATGGCTGGCTTTACTTTCAAGGAATGTATAACGGCACTCTAGCAAGTCGTTTTGCAATGGGTTCAAATTCAATTTTTTATTTACTTTCGGGTGGAGCGAATGATCCTGCTATTGAATGGAACGCCACTAAGGGAACAAGTTATGATGTACAATTAAAAACAGCTACTCCAACAGCCGACCGCACCATTACCCTGCCGGATGCTACCGGCACGGTAGGAGAATTACTAATAGCTAGCGGTTCTGTTTCAGATGTAAGTAGTCTTGATTTTGACAGTTCAGTAGTAACTGGGTTTAAAGGATACAGACTAGAATTAACAAACGTAATACCGGCTACAGACAATGTAGATGCGTACCTAAGACTTGGTACGTCTAATTCTGCCGACAGTGGCTCTACTGATTACGGTCAAGTTGATTACATATATGGTGTTTATGGTACTAATAGTCGTAGTGGCCCAGCCATTTACGCATTTAATAAAACGTTTATAGAACTTGCCTATAGTTTTGGTGCGCTTGGTACGGGAACAGGTGAAAATGCACACTTTCACATAAACCTTCCCAATGGCGGTTCATCCGGCACTTATAAACACATTCAATTATTGCCCAACATATATAGCTATTACCCAATATTATATGGACAAAGAATACACGGCGCAATTTATCGAAACACAAGCCCAATAAATTATATCAGCATATATTTAGAAAGTGGAAATATTGCTAGTGCAGATTATCGTCTTTTTGGAGAAGTAGGATGACCAAAAAAGCCGTTGTTACAAATGATGGATTACAACTTGTTAATCTTTCTCAAACAGAAGAAGACTTGGAAAAATTAAAGGTTACTCAGCGAAATGATAATATGCCAGAAAAATTAAAGTCTGGGATAAGGGCTACGCGCCAGCTTTTGTTTGAAGAGGCGGATATAGAAATATTTAAATTAGAAGATAGCGGCGGCGACACCAGTGCATGGCGCACTTACCGGCAGCAACTACGCGATGTAACTAAGCAATCTGATTTGAACAACATTAGCTGGCCTAGTAAACCATGAGCAAGTCAACGGTATTATCTGTGCAATCACAGCTAGACACTCACGAGGCAGTCTGCGCGGAGAGGTGGAAGGAAACCATTTTGCGCATTAAACGTATTGAACATATCATGATAGGTGCTGCTGGCACGATTATAGTGTTGTTGCTGGGCATCATAGTGAATGGATGATTCATGTGTTCTTGCTTTTTGTATATTTAGGCGTTGGTAAGGATAAGAACTTAGTTAGTAACGATATGTATTTTCGCAGCATTGATGACTGCGTGTATTTTGCACAACGACTGCACAAACAAGGGCAGAACATCACTGCTTATTGTTTGCCAAAACTGGTAGATGACAAAGTTAGGGTTTATTGATGCTTGCGGAACTTGCAGCGGCCAATGCCGCATTCCAAGTTATCAAGACAACCATCCAGAATGGCAAGGAAATTCATTCTGCCGGAAAAGCTTTGAGCCAATTTCTTGGTGCCAAAGAAGAAATTGAACGTGAGGCAAATAAAAAGCGTGCAAGGGGTGTAGGCGGTGCCGATCTTGAAGAGTTTATGGCGCTTGAAAAGATTAGAGAGCAAGAGAAACAGTTAAAAGAAATAATGATTTATGCTGGCAGACCTGGCATGTGGAAGGACTACCAGAAATATTGCGAACAAGCTAAAGATGGCCGTGCTGCTGCTAGGAAAGCTGCCGCAAGAAAGAAAGCAGTTTTGCGTGAAAAGATAGGGCTTGGCCTTGTAGGAATATTGCTTGCCGCTGCAATCGGTGGTCTGGTTTATATTGTGCTAATAGCTAAAGGTAGTATCAAATGAGTGCTGAACAGATCCTAAAATATAAAATTCTTCCGCGTTTTATGATGCTGGTTATGACAATAATGTACATCAGAGTTTTGGAGTGGGGAATGTCTTTGGAAGATTTGTCAACGCAACAAAGCGCAATGATATCAATATGTTCTGGCGCAATGACCGGCGCTTTCGCTGTGTGGTTGGGATCTGAGAAATGAAGACGGTGTGGGTGGTCATACTGGTGACCGCTGTCTCGCCATTCAACTATAACGTGGCACCGCTCACCGACGCTGATACTCTTGAGGAATGCCATCAAAGGGCCGTCTACATAGAGCATGATATCCAACGTAGCGACAATCAAGAGATGATGTGCATAAGGGTGGACTACGAATGATAAATACGTTGATACCGATTGTAGGCGATTTAGCAAGTGGCTGGCTCAGGGGCAAGGCAGATGAAAAGGCTGCACAGTCTAGGGTGAAGGTGGCAAAGGCAGAGGCCGAGGCCGAGGTGATGAAGGTCGCCGCCACGCATGAGGCCGGTTGGGAAAAGATCATGGCCGAGGCCAGCAAAGATAGCTGGAAAGATGAGGCATGGACTATTTTATTTATAGTTATCATAGCCATGTGCTTCATCCCGCCGCTACAGCCCTATGTAGAACGTGGGTTTGCGGCGTTAGAAACTACGCCGGATTGGTTTCAGTGGGCCATGTATGCTAGTATAGCTGCATCATTTGGTCTTAGAGGCATAAAGGGGCTGAAGAAATGAGCTTGTACAGGAACATCCACGCCAAGCGTAAAAGAATCAAAGCTGGCAGTGGTGAGAAAATGCGCAAGGTTGGCAGTAAGGGTGCGCCTACTGCTAAAGCATTTAAACGATCTGCAAAAACTGCCAAGAAAAAGAAGAAATGAACAAAGATAAGCTACGAGAAGAACTTGCAGAGGACGAGGGCTGCAAGTTTGAGATCTACCTAGATCACCTTGGCCTACCTACGTTTGGCATAGGGCATTTGGTAGTTGAGGAAGATATAGAGCATGGTCAGGCTGTCGGCACACCTGTCGATGAAGAGCGTGTGCGGCAAGTGTTTGCCTTGGATATCGCTTCAACGCTGGATGAGTGTCAGGTTCTGTACCCAGACTTTGACGATCTGCCGGAAGAATGCCAGTTAATCATAGCTAATATGATGTTTAATATGGGCAGACCGCGCCTCTCAAAATTCAAGGGCATGAAGGCTGGCGTTGATGCGAAAGATTGGAACAGGGCGGCAGACGAGATGGTGGACAGCCGCTGGCACGATCAAGTCCCCAACAGGGCCAAGCGACTCGTTAAGCGTATGAGGGCTTTGTCTGATGGCTAAGACGCCAGCATGGCAACGTAAGGCTGGCAAGAATCCCAAGGGTGGCTTGAACCGGAAGGGCAGGGCATCTGCCAAGCGGCAGGGCATGAACCTAAAAGCGCCTGTGAGGAAGGGTGACAACCCACGCAGGGCCAGTTTTCTAGCGCGTATGGGTGGCATGAGGGGGCCGGAACGAGATGCGAAGGGCAAACCTACCAGGCTCCTCCTTAGTCTTAGGGCATGGGGTGCAAGCAGCAAGGCTGACGCAAAGAAGAAGGCTGCTGCTATCTCCAAAAGAAACAAAACCAAAAAAGGTAAGTCAAAAAAATAAGGGGGCAAAACCCCCCTATTTATCCCCCCCATATTTCTCTGGGTGAAGACAGCCAAGGCATATATCCTCACCAGTGCCTAGCGTAACCCAGTTGTTTTCAAAGTAATCACATTGCTTGCCGCAGTATGCGCAGTTAAACAACATGGATCTTCTTGTAGATTTGTGAGTTTTTGCTTTTGTGGCTTTGCGGTTCTTCTGGGCCAAATTCACGCTCCTTCAACTCGTCAACAAGATGCTCTGCTTTTTCTAACCAGCTTGTGAATTTTGGTGAAGGTACGCGCTGCGACACATGAATCATTGTGGAATGATCTCTGTTCAAAACATGCCCCATCCTGCAATACGATATGGTTGTATGATCTTCACAAAGGCGCACAAACAGTTGCCGTGCATCCACAAAGTATGCCTTACGGCGCTTGCCGCGTAACTCTGCCAAGCTAAACTTGGTCACTTGTTGCACGATTTCAACAATGTCCAGAGCCTCTAACTCGCGGCAGTATTTTTTCCACTCACTTTGGGACATCCTGTTAGCTTTTTGTCTGCCTGATATTACCCTCTCCGACATTGGAATTATCTTTTGCACGTTCTTCCTCCGTTATCATTTCCATTGCTGCTTCAAAACAACGCTTCGTGAATAACAGCATTTCTCTGCTGTCCATTTTTTTGATGTGGAGGTTGCCATCAACGCTGACAGCAACCCCATCGTTTCTAGGTATCACTAGGAATGTTTGCTGGTTCATCCGTAATCCTTTCGATTTCGGCTCGTGTAATGTACCAACGCCCACCCAAACGCTTGCCCTTGATAATGCCCCTCTGGAGCATCCTGTTGACTATGTTGAGTTGAGCCTTGGTATCCTTGCCAAACAACACTAGAGCGGCCTCTCTGGGCCTTAGAAGCGCCTTAGAAGGGGATGTCTGGGTCATCGTCCTCTGCCTTTGGCTGTGGTGCCGCATATTTGGTGCTGATTGCGTTGCCGATTGGCTTCATAGCTGGCTGTGAAATGCCGTCAGCGATACTGTCCTCACCCTCATACTCAGTGACACGGGAGATGCGAATAGAGATAGTGCCATCCTCGTTGGCGAACAGGGATACTTGATGTCGCTGGCCTTCTCTGAAATGCAAATCGGCAGGAACCTTTTGCTCCGCTGAATAAGGCTGCCAATTGCTGTTGCTATACTGCGCCTTGCCCTTTCCCTCAGTGTTGGGAAACAGCTTGATATAGGTAAGTGTGTCATAGCGTCTAGCCATTCTTTTTTAACTCCTTCATGCGCTTCTGGCATAGGTTTTTGATTGTCTGGAAGATCTCAGGAAACTCTTTGTTTGCGATGTCCATGTACTTCTTTGTGAAGTCTGCGTTCATCCAGTCGGTGATCTGCTTCATGTCAAACTCAGGCACACAATCCGCTGCTTGCTGTTCTAACTCTAACAAACTAGCCGGTGGCTGCTTGGGTGGTGGCATGGATGCAATAGCTTCTTCCTTTCTTCCCACGCCATCCATCTCGTTAGCTGAAGCATACTCGCCGCCAGCCAAGCCGAGGGATGCCAAGGCACGGCCAATGGCAGATGTCTCACAGTTCTCCACGGCGCTTGTCTTGTTGACGTTGCCTTGGCCCCTGATCTCCTCGGCCATGCCGCTGCCGACAATAGTGCCGTCCATGTTGTGTATTGTAGCTTTGACGACAACGCGCTGGCCATCGTCTACCAGTATGTGTGTGTCTACACCGTACTCAGTGCCGTGCATCTGCCGGAATGCTTCCATCCTATGCACAACCTGGGTGTACTTCTTGCCGCCGCGCTGTGTAACGCCATGGCTGGCGTTCAACTCAGAGACAAGGGCCATTGTTGGTTTGAGATCAGTCATTCATTTCTCCGCTGGAAACGCCTAGTTTATCAGAGATCAGGTGTACAAACAGCGCCAAACTTTTCTCCATTTCAGCGACCCTGTTGTTGTTGTCATAGACTGCTTTGTGCAATTCATCCACGCGCACAAACAACTCGTTGATGCTCTCCTGCATGTCCTCACGAGTGACATACGGTGTGCCGATATCCACAGGTTCATTCTGCATTGTAAAACTCCTTGTGCCACATGACCAACTGGCCACGACCTGACATGCCTTTGCGTTTGGTGCCATCAGCAACGATAATACCTTTCTCTTTTAGCTGTTTGTATCTAGCCGTAACGGTGCTATAACCGTGTTGCGGCAGGGCTTTCAGCACTTCGTCTGAAATGCACCCTGCTGCACCGAAAAACCAGATTGCATCAGCGACTACGCTTTCCATCTCCGTTGCGTTGATGCTTTCTGCGGCGTCATGACTGGTGGCAGGGTCATCCCTGCGCACCAGCTTGTATGCAGGGGTGTCAAACAAATCAGTCACCATCACACTCTCCACACTCTGATTGTGCCATCCGCTTGCTTGCGCGACGTTAATTGAATGCCTCGCATTTTTGCTGCGCCGTATGCGTTATTAGCCAGCTTGCGGGACGGCATGACAAAGCTATCTCCAGATTGCATTTCTTCGATGAAATGCCACTTCGCATTGATGTCGCCCTTCTCAGGCATGGGAATGTTTTTCTCGATTTTAATTTTCACTAGAACCTCCATAGTTGGTGGGCTACGTCTACGATTGATGGGCCATGACGACGTGCTATTTCGTTGAAGTCTGGCTGTACGAGGCCAGCCAGCGTGCGCCATGATCCGTTGGCGGCCTTCAGCAAATTCTGACTTATCTGCCATGACCGCACTGCTTCAGCGTATGCTTTCTCCAAAGCGTCAGGCTTGAGTTGGTCACAGTTGTCAGCGTCAGCTATGTAGTAGCCAGACGCGGAGACAAACAGCAGCGACGGTGGCTCGCCTGTAGCTTTGTAATAGACAGCTTGCTGAATTTGTTGTTGCGCTGTGGGCGTGATGCCCTGCACCTTTGGTACTCGCCACGAGCGGGTGCCGTCTTTTTTTGGTGGGTTGCGCAGGGGCGGCTTGGCTTTCAGATCACACTGTATGCCACCGCCGGAATAATCTTGATAAAGCATTATAGGCACATCAATCTTTGGCTCGTTGTGCCAACGTTGATATTCACCTTCAATCATGTTGGCGTGTTTGAACGCCTCACGCACACCATCAACAGCATGCAAAATCATATCTGGAATGTAGTCTTTGAATGCTTCAAACTCTTCAGCGTCCTTGCCGCCATCCCATTGGCGCGGCTTGTACTTGTTGAAACGCTCCATAATTTGAGCAATAGCCTTGGCTGGTTCCATACCATCCTGTTGGCCGACCATAGGTTGATAGGTGTCTACTCCAAGAATGAGGTTGGCACCACCCTGCACCATGATTCCGCACCACGGCCTAGCTGCCATCGGCATCCTGACTCCAAGATGGCGGCAGTACAACTTTAAAACTAACTCCCACTTTTCTTGTGTAGCGCCTGACGAACTGTCATGCTTTGCGCCAATCGGCAATCGGTAGGTTGGTGTTTCTCTGTCCATTGTGTGCTTTCCTGTGGTTTTCTGTGCTTTCTGCGGGTGTTATTGCATACGACTTGACAGACTGTCAATACATTTGTTAAAAAAAGATATGACGTTATCTGAGTATCTAAAAGCAAACCGAATTAGTCAGGCTAAGTTTGCACGGCGCTGCAACTTGTCACCGGCTGCCATTTGTCGAATACTTGATGGCAACAGATATCCAACACCGGAAACGATGCGTCGTATTTTTCTAGCAACAGAAGGGCAGGTGAAACCTCATGACTTTTTTACCGAAAAAATGCGAACTATGTAACGGTTCTGGATGGATTCGTGTGAGCAGCAACTGGGATGAGGGCGATGTTGTGCCTGATATCTGCCCTGATTGCGCTGGCACTGGTGAGTTTTATCTACAGCGTCCTGAGTTTTTTCAGGAAGCTGACATCGATGCGCAAGGCGCATTTAAATAAAGGCGGTATAGATGGCACAACAGATTGCTTATTATTGTTGCGACGTTTGTGACAGCACCTGGAGTACAGGATGGGCTGAACATTATACGATTAAAAATATGCGTGATTACTGCGCAGTATGTCAAACGACACCTAAACATGCAGAGACGTGCATATCCACGCCAATTTATGTTAAAGGCTCTTGCAGAAAAGAGCATTCAAATAAAGGAGTATAACTATGTTACAATCCATCATCAGATTGTTTTTCCCCTCTCTCTCACAAACTGTGGCAGAGCAACCAAGTGCAACACCACCGCGCATTGTAGAAAAAACAGCGCCAAAGAAAGCTGTTGCAAAAAAGCGTGGCCGTGGCAGACCTAAGAAAAAGGTGTAGTTTATCAAGAGGGTTTCATGGACGATCTGACTGTTCAGTGCGCCACAGCAGATGATTTGACATATATCGACAGTCTGCAAAAAAAGAACGCTGAAGACTTGGCTTTTTATCCAAAGCAAGTTTTTGAACGCGAAGTAGAAAATTTTAGGGTGATATTGGCAAAGGTCAACGCTGAACCAGCAGGCTATATCTATCACGGCGCTTTAGGCCCAGCTTGTAAAATTCATCAAGCATGTATTCAATACGACCTACGCGGTCAGCTTTATGGTGCTGGCTTAGTACGCCATCTTTTGCAGATTGCTGATTTGTCAAATGTCCTATCTGTTACGCTGCGTTGCGGCTCAGACATTGCCGCCAATGACTTTTGGAAAGCCATGGGGTTCTATTGTGAAGCGGTTACGCAGGGTGGCGTAAGGCGCATGAGGGATATTAACTGTTGGCGTTATGATTTACAGCAACCTTTGTTTACTATCCAAGGTGAGCCGAGCCGCAAGAAAAAAGACGCATCGTTTTGGGCAAAGCGAGGAAATGTCTCTGCCTCACCATACGCTAGGGGCAAGCAAATGAGGGCTTACAGAAAGTTGATTACATCTAATGACTAAAATGCAGCGTAGCAAAGGCTCTGCCTTTGAAAGATGGTGCTGTAATGAGATTATGCAGCACCTAGGTTACGAGAACGTGCGCAGGAACCTCTCACAATATCAAGAGAAGGGCGGTGCCGATATCATCATTCCGTATTGGGCCATTGAGTGTAAGCGGTACGCCAAGGGGCCAGTGGGCGGGGCTGACGCATGGTGGCATCAGGCTGTTAACTCTGCTGGCGACCTTTCTCCGCTACTAATCTATAAATATGACCGGCACGAGCCTGTGTGTAAGCTGTTTCTCTGCGACGTGAACAAAGAGTTTACCGGCAGTGATGCAACGGTGCTGGTTTCTCTGCCTACTTGGTTCTACATTGTGCGCGAGGCTATTCCTTTCTGATGGGGTTGCCAGTCAATGCGATTCATGATATTAAGAATTTCTTAGCATAGCCGCGCAGCATACGGCGCATTGCCGAGAAAGCAGCGCACTGCCTACATGCTTTCCTTTTATTTATATAAAAAAAGGCATGGCTGAGTGCATCGCATAGCAGGCATTGCTTAGTATCATTGCCGCGCAGCATTGCTAGGAATTTCCTCCAAGTCAAACTAAAAGAGGGGCTTACGCCCCTCTCTCTTTGTCTTGATTGAGGAAAGTAATTAAGTTCCAATTCTCATTAATTTGAAAAACTCAAATTCTCAATTGGTGTCAGTCAGCACAGTTACCTTAGTTGATAATAAAGTTGCTCTTATAACTTTACTTATAGGCATAAAAAAAGAGCGAGAGTTTCCTCTCGCCCTTTTGAAAAACTACTAGGTAGTCCTCCTTGGTGATCTATATATGGGATAACT